GAAAGACGAGTGGCTGACGATAGTGTTCAGCATACCCTTGATCCTTGTCTTTATACCAAGCATGGTAGGACATATTCAATCGGGGTTCGATGCATTGGCAACTTTGCCGACTTGGTATCATGAGATTCTCATGGTAATTGTACTAGCCTCCTTTGGTGTCAAAGCCGGTAAGGGCGTTATGGAGATGATAAAGAAATGATGTACAACAACAAACCCGCATACAAAAACGAAACTAACAAGAAGAAAAAGAAGGCTATGAGTAACCCTAACAAAGACTCAGGCACAATGTCGTGTACGTCTAAAGGTATCAGGAAGTACAACTAAGCATGATTAAGAAAAGTGTCGGTAAAATACTGACGACAACCCTAACTGATATCTATACTGTCCCATCCAGTAAGAAATCTGAGTGGGTCATGCTTTATATCACAAATACTTCTGGAAGTACACAGTCTTTTGATGTAGACTATTATGATGCTTCTGAGGCAACCACATTTCCAATCTTTGATGCATACTCTCTTTCTGCCAAAGAGTTCTTTCAGATCGGTGGGGACTACAATGAGTTTATCTATATGCAGGCAGGTGATAAGATTAAGGCGAGTGCTACAGGCTCCATGACGCTCTTAGTCTCTTTAATTGAACACAACGATGTTATTCAGGGTGGATAATGGCTACTGTAGAACTCACTAACGCTATCGGTGCTAACACAGACACAACTGATCCGTTTGCTCGTTTACCTAATGAAAGTTTCGTAGACTATCTCAAGCGTATTAAGAATGTCCGTGGTATGCTTCTTGGGCAGTATATGCCAAAGACAGAAGAAGAAACCGCTACAGAGGAACTTACTCAACAACCGTTAGGTGAAATGATTGTAAGAGACCAAGGAGGCGATGGTGATGGTGCTCCAGATACTTATGATCCTCAAGCGGCCCGTCAGTTTAACGTAGAACGTGCGATTGGTTTATTGACCGGCAAGGCAACCCCGGGGCCAATGGTCGGTTCTGCCGTGGGAATCCCCGGAATGCTTGTGGGTGGTTTAGTTGACTACGGTGCCCAAAGTGCATTAGAATCTGAGCTAGAAGCTGAAGGGTTTAGCAAAGAACAGATTGACACAATCAAAGCTAACCCAAGCATACTTGAGGGCATGATGGCTCGTGGAGAGCTTGGTGGGTTTACACAAAAGGGTGGTTATCAGCAAGGTTTTGTAGACCGTATGCCAACCCTAGGATCTATTGTTGATACGATTCTTGGTCGTGGTACACAAGCAGACAACATTAGACCGGGGTATACTCCGTTTGGTCTCGATAATCGTACTGCAGTCCCGACTTTTGGCATGAACCCATATGCGGCTCCAATAACTGCACCCCAACAATACATGGGATTGCCTCAAGGTGTTGTTGGTGGCGGACAAGGCTACATTGATTCCAGTGGTCAATATCGCAATACATCTAACTTGTCGAATCAGACTGTAGCAGGTCTGCAGGCTGTTACTGCAGGTATGTTTGAGACACCATCATGGTATGAAGATGAGTACACTGAGCCAAGCTCAGGTGGTGGCGGTGGCACTGGGATTGATTACCAAGGCCCATCCCCTGTTGATGGAGGCTCTGGCTCTGACTTTGGTGGTTATGGTTATGGCTCTGAAGACAATGCCTCTAATGACTACGGTGGATTTGGATCAGAGGATGGTTGGGATTAATGGCTATTACATACCGTGGTGAAACCTTTAGCGGCTACAACAAGCCTAAGCGTACTCCTAACCACCCGAAGAAGTCTCATGCTGTCTTAGCCAAAGAAGGTGATACGATTAAGTTGATTCGTTTCGGTCAGCAAGGTGTATCAGGGGCAGGTAAGGCTCCTAAAACTAAAGCTGAGAAAGCCCGTAGACGTAGTTTTAAAGCTAGACACGCTAAGAATATATCTCGTGGTAAACTGTCAGCGGCATATTGGGCTAACAAAGTCAAGTGGTAATACTTGACATTTATCTTAAAGTATGCTATAATTGATCTAAAGAGACTTTGAAATGGCAACATATCTACAAACAGTAAACAATGTACTTAAGAGACTACGAGAGCGTACAGTAGCAACCGTTGATGAGACTCCTTATTCGTCTTTGATTGGTGTCTTAGTTAATGACGCTAAGAGAGAGGTTGAAGACTCACACAATTGGTCTGGCTTAAGGGTTACCTTAAGTACCGATACAACTGCTAATGTATTTAACTACGAACTGAATGGTTCTGGAAACAGAATCACTATTTTAGACATCCTTAACGACACTGAAAATGTCGTCATGCAACAACAATCATCATCATGGATGAATGAAAAGTTCTTATTGACAGACCAAACGACAGGATCACCTAGGTACTATGCCTTTAATGGTTTGTCTTTAGATGATGACAGTCAGATCGACATCTATCCTATTCCTGATAAAGCATACACAATCCGTGTCAACTGTGTTTTAAGAACGGCTGAGATGACTAACGATACAGATTCCTTGTATGTTCCTGCACCACCTGTGCAACTCTTAGCCTATGCCAAGGCTGTTGAAGAGCGTGGAGAAGATGGAGGAGCTAGTGCAACTGCCGCTTACGCAAATGCAGTTCGTGCGTGGAACGATGCAATTGCTCTGGATGCCGCTAAGCACTCTGAAGAGATTTGGAAAACCGTATGACAGCTAAGCTCGTCAGTTCTAGTGTTGCCGCTCCGGGGTTCTTTGGGCTCAACACTCAGGAATCCTCGATTACTCTAGCGGCAGGCTTTGCACTGCAGGCTGACAATTGCATTATTGACAAGTATGGTCGATTAGGTGCTCGCAAGGGTTGGTCTTATTTGACTTCAGGCTCCACTGGTGTCAACCTCAAAGGACTTCATCGGTTCATTGACATTGCAGGTGCAGAGACTATCTTATCATGGTCTGACACTACGTTCTACTCAGGCACATCCACATTAACAACGATTACCCCAACAACAGACAATACGATTGCTGACTCTAACTGGGATGTTGCTACGTTAAACGACAAAGCATACTTCTTTCAGAGAGCATACAAACCAATGGTCTATGATGGGGCCTTAGGGACTCTCACAGACGTTGAAGACGAAGCAACGTACTCAGGTACTGTTCCTAATGCGAACGTCGTTCTAGCGGCTTATGGACGCCTCTGGGCGGCAGACACAACAGCAGACAAGGTCACATTGTATTGGTCTGACTTACTTGATGGTGCCGCTTGGGGTTCTGGTTCAGCAGGATCAATTGACTTAACTGCGATTTTTACTCAGGGTTCTGATAAAATTGTTGGCTTAGGTGCTCAGAACGGGCAGTTAATTGTTTTCTGTCAGAACTCTTTAGTTGTCTTCTCAGATACAGATTCTCAAGAAACTTTAGATCCTGCAACATTACGTCTTGTTGAAGTAATTCAGAATGTCGGGTGTAATTCTCGTGACAGTATTCAGAACACTGGTACTGACATTGTTTTTTTGTCTGATGATGGTCTCCGTACTTTAGGTCGAGTCATCCAAGAGAAGTCTCTTCCAATGCGTGACATCTCTAAGAACGTCCGTGATGATCTTGTAAGGGATATTAACGGAGTCTCAAAAGAAACAATCCGTGCTGTGTACTCATCTGACGATGCATTCTATTTGTTGTTACTTCCGGGCTACCAACGCATCTACTGTTTTGACATGAGACAGCCCCTTCCTGATGGATCTGCTCGTGTGACGTTATGGGATAACCAGACACAAACTGCAATGCTGTCGTTACCAAATGAGTTATACTTTACTCAAACAAATGGAATTGCAGAGTACACAGGCTACACCGACAACAGTACGATTTATCGTCTTAAGTACTATACAAACTATTTTGACTTTGGTGACTCTACACAGGTTAAGATTCTTAAGCGTATCGCTGTAACAGTTATTGGTGGTTCTGGTCAGGATTTTGTACTGAAAGCAGGCTTTGACTATACTGACTCATATCAGTCTTATCCTGCTGTCCTAGCAACCCGTACAGTGTACGAGTATAACGTAGGTGAGTACAATATTGCTGAGTATCAATCAGGTACACTTGCAGACACAACTCGTGCATCTGCCGGTGGTTCTGGAGAAGTGCTTCAGGTAGGTTTTGAAGCAAACGTGAATGGTTCTGAGTTGTCCATTCAGAAGATGGATATATTTGTTAAACAAGGTAGGATTTACTAATGTCTGACTATACTAAAGCGACAGACTTTGCCAGTAAGGACTCATTGCCATCCGGTAACGCAGGAAAGATTGTCAAAGGTACTGAGATTGATGACGAGTTCAACGCCATCGCTGTTGCTGTTGCAACCAAGGCTGATGAAAACGATGCAGTACTAACGGGTAACCCAACTTGCCCTACACAGACTGCAGGAACAGAAACTACACGTCTTGCTAACTGTTCGTTTGTTGCTACTGCAGTTCAGAACGGAATTGAGACACTGCATCCTGTAGGCTCTGTTTACATTTCAATTGCTTCAACTAACCCCGGGACTGCTTTTGGTTTTGGTACTTGGGTCGCTTTTGCTGAAGGACAAGTACTTGTGGGATTAGATTCAACAGATACTGAGTTTGATACTGCTGAAGAGACAGGTGGAGAAAAGGGTGTTGCTACAACAACAACAGGAACAACAAACTTGATGCCATTTATAACCGTATATATGTGGAAGAGGACAGCATAATGAGTTGGCTAACAGCCGCCGCTACTATCGGTGCAGGATACTTAGGTTCTCAAGCGGCTAAGAGTGCGGCTCAAGAAGCCGCTAGAACACAGCAAACAATTGCTGAACAAGCGGCAGAAATGTCTCAGTTTAAACCGTACACTGTTACGACTGGTTTTGGAACCGGCTACTTTGACGAAGAAGCTCAACAAGCCGGATATGAACTAGATCCTGTTCTTCAGGCGTACCGTGATGAGTTAATGACGTTAGGTGCAGGTGCATTACCTACGACAATGGACGTAGGTGCTCGTTCTGCTGACTACTATCAGCAAATGCAGGACATCATGGCTCCTACACGGACTCAGGAAGATTTAGCACTACGCCAGAACTTATTTGGTAGTGGTCGCTTAGGTATGAGATTAGCGGGCGAAGCCGCAGGTGCCGGTGCAGGTGGTATGTATCAGCCGGATGTGTTTGGTCAACAACGTGCTCGTGCAATGGCAGATCAAGCACTCGCTATGCAGTCACGTCAACAAGCTCAGAATGAGCTAGATGCCGCTATTGCTCGTGGTACTGGTTTAATGCAACAAGGGTTTGGTGTTGAACAACTTGGCATGTCGCCATTAACAATGGGTGCTGAGTTCGGTGGTCGGGCTTCTCAAGCAGGTGCGGCGGCGAC